TTTGAGTTATGGGAAGAGCATAAGAAAAAATATGGTTGGAATTGTTATTATACAGGTAAACCTTTTCGCATAGTTAGAAAACTTGCTGTTAAAGGAGCAAAGAAAAAACATTCAGCACCACCAGATTTATTGTCTATTGATAGGTTTGACTCTGATGTTGGTTACACAAAAAATAATATTGTTTTTTGTCGTTGGGATTTTAACGATAGGAAAAGTAACATTAGAGTTGAAGATTGCAAAATTATTATAGAAAAATATATTGAAAGACAAAAACGTCCGGAACGAAAGATGTATTTTTCAGGAGGGTTAGTACAATGAAATCATTAAAAAAACAAATCGGGGGTAGTCATTACAACCATTATAAGATACAACCAGCGGAATTCATCAATAAAAACAATTTGTTATTTGCTGAAGGAAATGCTATAAAGTATATTATGAGACACCCGCATAAGGGAAGCGGTAAACAAGATCTAGAGAAGGCGATACATTACATAGAAATGATTATCGAAAGAGATTATAGTTGAGAAAAATACAGCCTCCGTTATTTGCACCAGATACTGATTGGGTGCCACCAACATCTTTGCCAGATTTAACTGGCCACAAAGAAATTGCAATCGATTTAGAAACAAGAGACCCTAATCTATTAAAAATGGGATCAGGTTCTGTACGGGGCGATGGAGAGATAGTTGGAATAGCTGTAGCTGTTGAAGGTTGGAAAGGATACTTTCCTATAGCGCATGAAGACAATAGAGGTTGTCTTGATAAGAAAGTAGTTATGAGATGGTTTCAAAAACTATTAAAAACAGACTCGGATAAAATATTTCACAATGCAATGTACGATGTATCTTGGATACGCTCTGCAGGTCTAAATATTAATGGTAGAATCTATGACACAATGATAGCGGCAAGTTTAGTCGATGAAAATCGTTGGGGTTTTACATTAGATGGTCTAGCAAAACAATATACAGGTATAGGTAAAAACGAAAAGTTATTACAAGAAGCAGCAAAGGCCTGGGGTGTAAACCCTAAGTCTGAGATGTGGAGAATGCCAGCAATGTATGTTGGTGAGTATGCAGAACAGGACGCTGAGTCTACTTTAAAATTGTGGCAAGCAATGAAACATGAATTAACACAGCAAGATCTATGGCAAATATTTAATATGGAAACTGATTTGTTTCCTGCATTAGTTGACATGAAATTTAGAGGAGTAAGAGTTGACTTAGATAAGGCTGCTGCGCTTAGAAAGTCTTTAGAGTCTTCTGAAAAATCAATTAGAAAAGACATGATAGGTTTAGTTGGTTTTGACATAGAGATATGGTCTGCAGCTTCTGTAGCTAAAGCGTTTGATGAATTAAAGATTAGTTATGAAAGAACTAAAGAAGGTAATCCTACATTTACAAAAAACTTTTTAAAAGAACATCCACACGAACTACCAGGAATGATTGTTAATTGTCGTGAGTTAAATAAAATGAATACAACTTTTATTGAGACAATATTAAAGCATGAACACAAAGGTAGAATACATAGTGATATAAATCAGATTAGGTCTGATGATGGGGGTACTGTAACCGGTCGTTTTAGTTACAGTAATCCCAATCTTCAACAGATACCTGCAAGACATAAAACATTAGGGCCATTGATACGTGGTATATTTATTCCAGAAGAGAAAACACACTGGGGCTGCTTTGACTACAGTCAACAAGAGCCTAGAATACTAGTACACTACGCACACATATTAGGTTTAGAAGGCTCAAGAACGATTGTAGATGCATATAACAAAGGCGAAGCAGACTTCCATGAGATGATTGCTGAGATGGCTGGTATTGAACGTAAGCAGGCTAAAACAATTAACCTTGGTATCATGTATGGTATGGGTAAAAACAAATTAATGTCGGAACTAGGATTAATGATAGACGAGGCTGAAGAGTTGATAAAAAATTATCACTCTAATGCCCCGTTTGTTAAGATGATATCCGAAGCAGTTTCTAGACGGGCAGAAGACAGTGGTAAGATTAGAACGATAGGTGGTAGGGTTTGTCACTTTGATCTATGGCAGCCTCGCTCTTATGGAATACATAAGCCATTGCCCCATGCAGAGGCTCTCAGGGAACATGGCCCGGGAATTAAAAGAGCCTTTACTTACAAAGCATTAAACAAATTAATACAAGGATCAGCAGCAGACATGACAAAGAAAGCTATGGTTGATTTGTGGAAAGAAGGGATCATACCTCACATACAGATACATGATGAACTAGATTTTTCTGTTGAGTCACCTGAAAAGGCTGAAAAGATTATTGAAATAATGGAGAACGCAGTAGAGCTTAGCGTTCCAAATAAAATTGACTATGAGAAAGGTAGTTGTTGGGGAGATATATCTTAATGTCGGATGCTAAAGGAATAAAAAACACCCGACATATGAAGGTGAGAGAGATTTTTGTATAATAATTTAAAATAAACTATTGTCAAATATAATAATTGCTGTATATAATCCCATATAATAACACAACAAGGAGAAAGAAACATGCCAGATATAAGCAGTTTTAAATCAGTGTCAGTCTCTGTGGCTACACATAATCAATTGAAAACATTAGCAGAAAACCGTTTTGAGGTTCCTGTTAGTATACAGAAAGTAATAGAGTTTTTATTAGATAAAGAAGTAAAAAAGAAAAATGGTAGAGCGCGTTAGAGCTATATGTCCTCGTTGTGATGGTAACGGGTATATAAAAGTGCAAGAAAAGGAACTAGATTGTCCACAATGCGAAGAAAAATTTATGCATATGGGTGGTGAAGTAATAACACATAATGGTTATGTAATGCTGCCGAAAAACCAAACTCGTATAAATATAGAGGGTGGTCGTGAGGCAATACATAAGAAAGCGAAGAAAATATAATGGATCCAGAGGAAGAGTACGGATGGTAGAAAGTTTTGAACATATTAAATATGCAAAAAATGTTTTAAGCCAAAGAGACTTTGAAGAGTTGCAAGAATATATTGGCGACTCTGTAGGAAATTGGCCAGCTTATAACTTTAAACCTAAAGATGTTCCTCCTAGAAACAAAATAGAAAAAGCAATAGTAAAACTCATAGGTCAAGATAATCATGTAGAATATTGGATGAGGAACATAAGAAAAGATCAACTTACTCCCTGGCATGTTGACGCTAATGAGATTTTTTTAAAAAACTATTGTGTTGAACATGGTTATAAAGAAGACCCACCAGAAGCACCAAAAGAGTTTCCTTTAAATACACACATACTATTTGTAAAAGTAGACCCCAATTTAAAAGGTGGAGAACTTGTTTTACTACCCCACAACATGTATGTTCCAGGAAGACCTGTTTTAGACTTAGGCTATAAACCTTTAGATATGAGCAGGCAACTTGAGATTAAACCAAAAGAAAATCATTTAGTATTTTTTAACAAACCTATTTACCACGCGGTTAATTCAAACCATAGCGCCGCTGGTTTCTTGCATAGTTATAGAATTAGCCTAATGTTCTCATCTTGGGACTATATTCCAAAGCCTTACGATGAATGGCATCACTGGAGCAATGCATATGGTAAACAAAAAGCTTATCAAATGAAATGGCCGAAAGGAGCATAAATGCCTAAAGACGAAGAATATATAATATTTTTAGTGAGGGTGTCTTCATTAAAAAAAGTAGCTGAAAGAGCTAAAGACCCAGAATGGAAACGAATGTGGGAACAAAAACTAGAGGAGTTAATTCAAAATGAAGAAAATACTTACGGAACTAAAAGCGTACATTAATTTTTTGTTGGCAGGTCTAACAATATTTATTTGTTTAATAGTTATTATTGTAAATTCTAGATATATCGTTAAATTAGAGAACACTATAGACACAATGTGGCGCGAGATAGAACAGGTGAAGGAGACTAATATCGACTTGTATCAATTTATCGAGGAACACAAAAATGATTTTGAATAAGGAGAACAAGGTGAGAAAAGAGATTCCGAATAGGATGATGAGTGCAACTTTCGCTCTACCGATTGATGGTAGAAGGGTTGTGGGTATTCTAGATTATACAGCAAACAAAACAGGGCTCACGCCTATGGCTTTTTGGATTAAACTAAAACCAACAGATTCTTATTTAGATAGAGAACTACGTGCAAGTGGTAAACTTATATCAAGATGTCTGCAACACGGTGAGTCATTGAAAGAATTAGTCGACACACTATCACAAGACAATGTTATTGGTCAGATGGCAAACTACCTGCACAAGAACATGGAAGAGATTATTATGGGCAAGCAGCCGGAGAAAAGACAGCGAGAATTGTCTACGGATCCGTATGCAATGAAAGAATGAGTCGTACACTTGCCAAAGCGCGCAAGAAACGCAACATGAACAAATTTTTTACAGACGCTGATATTGAGTATATCAAGAAACATACTGAACGAGTGTTCAGTGATAAACAACATCGTGATAATAAAATAAAACAAATGGAAAGAGAAAACGAAAAGTGCTTACAGAAGAATTTGAAATAGAGTGGATACCAGAAGATACGGGAGCTCCATACCAGGAGCTTGATTTATTTGTTAATCTTACTTCTGAGCAAGTAGATAAATTGTGTAAAAACAAATATGGCCACACCAACTGGGCACGTATGGGCGCGGTAACACCAGAAGATTTGTTAAAGAATCCTCATGTACTTGATTTTGACGAAGGTCTAGTTTATTTTAAAGAAGCGAGGACAGTATGACTTTACCTAGTAGCGGATCTTTATCGTTAAACGATATCAGAGGAGAATTTGGGGGACCATCCTCAAATGTTGCTATTGATACTTATTACAGAAACGGAACTTACGTTTATAACGTTACAAAAAATTTAAGTATTCCAACCTCAGGTCAAATAGATTTTGGAGATTTTTACGGTTCAGAGGGTGTTGGTGTGTACGGTAAAGGAAGTGCTAGTAGTGCAGCCACAGGAGGAAAGCTAAGTACAACATATAGTGGAGTAGATACTCAAGGGCATTTTACAGGAGCTTTTGGTTCTTGGTCAGACACGTCAGTTACTGTTGGTTCTACAGGAAGAACAGTAAGAAGTTTTACATCAAATAATAGTAATGTTGCTCCACCATTTAATGTTGATTTTAATGTGGGATCAGCCATTTTCACTAATATATTTTTTCAAGTTTATAGTACTTCTTCTCTTCTTTGTGACATGAAAGTAAAATCACCTACTCATTATGCTAGCACTATTGAGACATGGTCCGGACTAAATGGTATTACTGCTGAATATGGTCCTAATAGCCCAATTCTTGGCGCAATGCCTAGTAGTGGAACTTTTTATTTAGTATGCAACAAAGGTAGTTTTACGTGATGATTACCTGGACAAAATCTTTATTAGAAACGGAAGAGATGTGTCGTTATGTTGACGATGAAACAGGTGAAGAAGGCGAGAGCCCTTTAATGGAACTAACTTTAACACCAAATAATTCAGACCTAACTATTAAAACTTTTAGTATTAGAAAAAATAGAAAAGGTTTTGATGATGAGATTCATCATTTTGAATGGGTGGCCTTGAATGACTGGATGACAGAGTTAGGGTTAAACCATGAAACATATTATGCTGATCATGAAACTTTGTTGGTAAAAGAAAAGGGTAAAATAGAAGATAAAACACAAATTCAAAATTGGTTAAAACCAAATGGCATTCAAGCAGTAGAACCAAAAGACGCGGAGACAATATGATTTTTAATATTATGTTTTCAGTTGAAAATTTTGAGAATAAAATTCAGATATCTGTATCTAGAGCAACAAAACCAGGTCAAAGAATTGTTAAAGAATCAGTAACTGAACGTGCAAAAGATATAAATGGTAATTTTTTGTACACACCACATTCAACTTATCCAAATATATTATTGTCAGGTGTAAATTATTTTTTAATAGAAGGTTCAGTAAGATTAAGACATGAATGGCAAGATGGAGATAATTTTTCCGATGCAGATGTTGATGATTACAAGTCTCTTTTAGAACAACACGCAGAATATCACAGCTCAACAGATGTTGAATTTGGTTCAGGGTGGTGTGAAGGTAAAACAACACTAGGAGAAACACCATGTGATTGGAAATACTCACCTTTACAGTTTGACCCAGATTGTTACAAAACAATATTAGAAATTACAGAAAGAAACACAAGACTATTGTGTCCAATGCAGTACGAAGCGGGGTGGTCGTTTAAAAAAGCAGACGTGGCTCCAGGTACAACAATCACTGCAGCAAAAGAAGGTGATGATTGTTTTATATTTTTTGGACAAAACTGCACATTAGAAAACGGCACAGCCATAACTCAAAACTCGACAAAAAAACTGACGTCTGACATGGTTGCTATAACAAATAATTCGGAGAAACTTTGTAGACTAGTTAAAATGTATAAATGAAACAACGCTGGTTACAGTTAAAATTTATTTGGGAGTACGCAACTCATTTACAGACTGACAGCAACCCTCCACTTGATTTAATATTTAAGTTTATTTACGGCCTAGATAAAAAAGACATTATAAAAAATTTCAATAGATTTAGTAAAACAGAAACAAGCAAGAAAGTGTTTGAGGCAGAAGTTGACGTCATAGATAAAATAAAAACTGGCACATTCAAACCAGGTACATTTGGTCATGAGTTTCAAACGTGGTTATCAAAAAATAACATGGTAGATCTTTTTACGTTTGGTTACGAAAACAGAGGTGGCAATATAAAAAGAAAAAAGTTCTTTAAGTATAACACCATGGAACATGACTTAATACATTTTTTAAACGGTTATGACACTAGCGCTCTTGGTGAAGTTGGTGTGTTATCATTCAATCTAGCTAAAGAGTGGCGAGAAGGATATGCTACAATTTTGTATGCATCTTTTGTCATGAGTATAAGAAACACTTTTCTTCCTTCTAAATATCCACCGGGAACTCCTTGGTATATTGCTATTAAATACTCAGCTCTTATAGTTTTTTGTAAGGTTGTGGTTGAAGGATGGCGGCGAGGTAAGCGGGCACCGTGGTTTATGGAAGTAGATTGGGATAACTATTTAAATGTGGATTTACAACAAGTTAAAAAAGAATTATTATTAGATAATCCTCCAAAATATTGGACAAAAGTTCAACCAATATGGAGAAGAGTTTTATTACAATACAAAAGATACGCAAAAAAACATGGGACTACAACTAACAGGACATAAATATAAGTACTCTTGTCGAATGGACAAAGCTGTTGAGACAGACAAAGATTACATAGAGGAATTAGAAATGCGGTTTGAAGAAGCTGTTGATGTATGGCATTTGACTTGTTATCAAATATATGGTTCGGACGGTTATATATTACAATTAAGTGCGTTGAAAAATGAAAACAGAAAACTAAAAGCTGAGCTGCATTTAATTAAAAAATTTTTAGAAGAAGCGCGGAGAAAGACAAACAAAAATTTCAGTGAGTAAAATTATACTACACAACGGGAGATGTGGTTCAACATATTTATATCTATGTATGGATAGATACTATAGAGCACGCGAAGGCGACGATAGTATTGGTGCTTTTGATTCTATTTATAAAAGAGAGTATGATCTTAATAGGTGTAACTACATAGGACTTAATGAGTTTTTAGTACCAGAAGTTATAGACTCTGTTTATGATAATGGTTTGTTAATAACTAACAGCCCTGGAAGACAATATGTACGCGGAAAGGAACAAAACCGTGGTGGTTTACATAATGTTATATTTACAACCATGGAACCAGACACAACAGCTAAACAAATAAGAAGAAAAATATTGAGTAAGTTATTAAATAAATATTTTGTGTTGTTAAAATATCCACTTGTTACAAATCCAAAACCAGAATGGGATGTCGACTACATAAGTTGTGAGCGACGTGGTGTAAGAGCTCAGACAAAAAGTTTGTATCTATCCATGACGACAGGTTGTTATCATTTTAAAGAAGGAGACGAACGTTTGATACAGCGTTTCAAAAAATTTGGACCGAGGCCCGAAACTTTGGATAGGTGGACACAAGGCATGGAGCAAACGTGGAAAACATACAGAGCTATGAAACCTAAGAACTGTCAAACAATATTTATGGAGGATTTTGAACATTTAAAGCCGTTTGAAGTCCTTGAATTAATTGGTATAATGGACTGGCACAAATATTTAGACAAAAGTTTTAAAACTCCAATTAAGAAAGGATGGTCCTCGTGAAAGTACAAGAATTACAAAACGCAGTTGAGGCGTTTGACTTTGATATATTTGAAGACGAACACATACCTGACATAGGTAGATTAGTAGCCAACAAACAAGTTGTTGTGGTTAAGCAAAGATTAACAGAAGAAAGACATTTTGATATTTTAAATTCCTGGGGAAGTTCTGCTATGAGTCCTGTTATATATGGAATTGGTGTTGGTAAATTAAAAGGGTTGCATTGGAATGCAGTGCGTAACACAACTGCACGTATTGGTAAATTAATAAACCCACGTCATCGCGGACGCATGCAATCAGTAACTTTTCAAAAAGATAGAAGAGGTAGGGCTCTTGGTATTTTTACAAATGGTAAACTTGGTTGGCATAATGACCAGACAAGTTTTGAATCAGCAGAACGTGTTGTAGGTTTAGCAAGTGTAGAAGGTAGCGAAGGATCACAAACAACGTTTATGTCAACAAGAGAGTGTTATGACAAACTAAACGCTGAAGACAAGTCGCAAGTCGATGAACTTAAGTCAGTGCATAAATGGGACATGACTAAAATCAATCATTTTGCAGGAGACCTTATTGAAGAACAACACGCTATTATGAAATATAATGGTTGTCCTTTAGATGGACTAACTTCACCACTGCGCGCAGAAACAGCAAGCGGTGTTCCTGGTATACATTTTCCTGGAACTTTGTTTAGTCATTTCTTGGACATGTCTAAGGAAGAGTCAAACAAATACGCAAAACATATTTGGTCGTTGATGGATAAACCGGAATACGTCTACACACACAACTGGAAAGATGGTGAGGTTGTTTACATGGACCAGGCAATTACACTACATGCCAGACCAACTTCGGTAGAAGACGGCGACACACGTCGTATGTGGCGCTGCTCAGGTTACCTGGATAAGCTGTATCCAGGCAAAGGACCTATGACTATGAAAATAAATTTAGAGGGTGAAGATATTTCATGGGATGAGTTATTTAAACGCATTGATGAGATAAGGCTTTCTGAGTACAATAGAGAAAAATGGTCGAAAATTTTTAGAAAGATGCCATAATGGATTTAATAAATGTACAAAAATATAATTATCCGACTTCTACTCGCGCCATTCATAAGGGTAGCAGACATTATACTATTACAGATGTTCTTCAAGGACAGCCTCTCCCATCGGTTACTAGCATTTTATCGGCGACTCAAGACTCAGATAAAGCGGCTGGCTTACAAAGGTGGCGAGATCGTGTCGGACATGCTAAAGCGGCTGAAATAACAAAGACTAGCGCAGCGCGCGGCACGGCAATGCACCTCTATCTAGAGAAATATTGTCTCGGCGAGGGCTACATGGACCTGACAGACCTTGGATTGGTTGCCAAGAAAATGGCAGAAAAAATCGTGGATCGCGGGATTGATAATAGAATAGATGAAATATATGGTAATGAAGCAACGCTGTACTATCCTGGTTTGTACGCTGGTTCTTGTGATCTAATTGCAAGATTAGATGGTGATTTAGCTATTATAGACTTCAAACAAAGTAATAAACCGAAGCAGAAGGAATGGATCAGGGACTATGAGCTGCAAATGGCAGGCTATGCGATGGCTCATGACAATGTTTATGGCACAAATATAGATAAATGTGTCAATATGGTATGTACTCCTGACCTGTATTATCAAGAATTTACGATTTCAGGTGACGAACTACGCGAAGCGAAGTATGAATGGTTAAGAAGAGTTGACTTATTTTATGAAAACAGGGGTTAGTTATGTATTTTGTAATAACAATATACCTGCTAGTAGCAGGAACAAATGAAGCGGTGATGAGAGAGTACACAGGGAAGTCTTTTGAGGATACCTGGCAGTGTCATAATTTTATACATTTAAACAAAATGGAACTATTGACACCTCATATAATTAAACATGGTGACGATCTAAAAAGTTGGGAACTGTTTTGTGAGTCAAGATACCTGAAAGACCTAGATAACACGTGATAGAATATTTAAAAAGAAAGCTATATGAGTTCTTATTTGAATCAAATTGGGAGCAAATGCACATAGATAAGGCCATTCTTGTCATGTATACGGTCCCAATAGTGCTTATTTTGTGTAATACTGCTTTTACGTATAGTGGAGATTTGACCCCCTAGTGTTAATTTTTTTTGTAAAAAAGTTCAAAACGACGTGGTAACGGTAGATTTTACGGTAAGTATATGATATTATTAAAGAAACAAGCTACCGCCTACTCTACCAAGTCTACCGTCTCTACCACCTTACACTTGGTTACGCGCGCAAATTGTTGCAAATTTTTTGACAATGGGGGGTCTAAATCTTACTATACAGGAGAAAAAATATGATAAAGAAGAAACAGATACTAACAGAAGCACACGAAGTACCAGCTAATGGCAGACCTACTGAAGTTAAAGTTGGTTATAGAACCCTTAAGATTAAATATGTAAATCCTAGTTTTATATTAGATGACATGACAGAGAGCTATGGTGAGTACCGGGCCAGAGAGGGTGTTATTTATATTCAAGACAAACTATGTGGACAAGAACGCTGCAATACTACATGGCATGAAATACTACATGCAGTAGTTTATGTGTTCTCTCTTAACCAAGCAAACGGACCACTTAAGGAAGAGGATGCAGAAGAATTGACTGTAAATACAATATCTAATGCTATGATGGGTGTGTACAGAGATAATCCCTGGTTGTTAGACATGTTAAAAAATCATTTAAATGAGAACGATAGCTGAAGACATACTTGATTGGTCTAAAAACTATATAGAACAGCCAAGTGAAGCCCTGGGCAACGTTCCTGTATGCCCGTATGCAAAGAAAGCTAGAGAAACCAAAGCATTAAAGATCCTGGAAGTAACAGACCACACTAAACTAATAGACAGTATCGTAGAAGGCACAGAACTCATTAAGGATTCTGCTACAGATATAGTTATTGTAGGGTGTGACGACATAAAAATAGACACCGAAGAGCTTAGTGCTGTAATACATGCTTACAATGTAGTGTTTGTGCCCCAGGACATATACCTAATGGCATCACATCCATACGATGATGAGGAAGACGATCCTGTAGAGTTTTTAGATACAGGTGATTGGGAACCAGACAATGAGTTCATAATGGTGCTAATACAAAATTTTGATAAGCTAGAAAAGTCTAGTGACATTTTACACAAAAAAGGATATTATTCTGCGTGGCCCCGTGACTACTACGAGGGCACAGTTTTAAAACGACAATCTTATAGGAGATATAGACATGGCCGGTATGAAAAAAAGACTTAAAGGTAAACAGTCAAAACTAGATAAAAACAAAGATGGTAAAATTGACGGAAAAGATTTTGCTATGATGAAGAAAAAGAAAAAAAGAGTTAAAGCTATGGGCGGCGGCATGATGAAGAAACGCATGAAGCGAGGCGGAAAGGTTAAGTAATGGCTAAAAACACACACGTAACAAAAGACGGCAGGACTGCTAAAAAAGGTTTATGGTACAACATCGCACAAAAGAAAAAACGCGGTGAAAAAATGCGTAAAAAAGGCGCTAAAGGTGCACCAACTGCTAAAGCTATAAAACAAAGTCAGAAGACTAGCAAGAAAGCGTAATGTCTACAACTAGGGGGCAAATACCGAAAACCACAACTGGTAAGGGCGCAAACTATCGCAAGACCAAATCAGGTGCAGGTATGACAGCTAAAGGTGTAAAAGCCTATAGACGTGCAAACCCTGGAAGCAAATTAAAAACTGCAGTCACCGGTAAAGTTAAACCAGGTAGCAAAGCTGCAAAGAGGCGTAAATCATACTGCGCACGATCAGCAGGTCAGTTAAAAAGATCATCAGAAAAAACTAAAAACGATCCTAACTCTAGAATTAGACAGGCACGTAGAAGATGGAAGTGTTAAATGAAAAGATTAGATGTCGATGAAAACACCGCTATCTCAATGCCGGCGCGTAACCTTCTTACTATTGTTTGCAGTCTTCTTGTGGGTGCTTGGTTCGCCTTTGGCGTCATTGAGCGACTTAATACTATAGAGTCAGACATAAGACTAATGCACAAAGACCTGGAAGCTGCAAATGCTTTTATAGATTCTGTCCCCAAGGGCGGCATGGTCAGTCCACAAGTCCAAGAGCTCTACATGTT